TTTTACTTGATAAACAGAAGTCTGAGCAAGATTCATTATCTTACTCTTTAGAGCTCCTGTACTAAAAGCATTTGGTGATGCCCCAGCCATCTATAAATACACTTGACTACTATTACTATGTATGTGAGTTTTGGGGAAAAGTATTAAGTCAAAGTTCAAACCGTCGAATCCAGACAAATACATGGGCAATCCCAATAATATCATTTGTCGTTCATCATGGGAACGTAAGTTCTGCACTTGGTGTGATAAACAACCTAATGTATTGAAGTGGGCTTCTGAAGAATTCAGTGTTCCCTATGTGTCACCAGCTGATGGTAAAGTCCACAGGTACTTCCCTGATTTCTTAGTTGAATTCAAGGAATCCAATGGTAAAACCAAGAGACAAATCATTGAAGTCAAACCCAAAAGACAGACTAAACCTCCTGAAAAGAAGGGAAGAATAACTAAATCATATCTGTATGAGTCAGCTGTCTATGAAATTAACATAGCAAAATGGAACGCAGTCTCTGAGTTTGCCAAAGATAATGGTATTGAATTCAAAATCATAACAGAAGATGAGTTAGGTATCAAACAGTATGGACGAGGAACAGGAACAGTATCTAGAAAACGAAACACTAAGAACCGAAGATCTAATTGATGTTTGTGCAGGTCTGACTGATGCTGATGACAAGATGATGGAAGTCCTTGAGAGACTTTCAGATGTTGAGGTTGTTCCTGATGTCGGTAGATACTACACTTTCATATATCAACCTAAGACTCCTCGTATTCGTTATGATCAATACCCACTCATTGCCTGTACCGAAGTTAATCAATGGGGTTTCAAAGGAATAAATTATCATTGGGGTAAGTTCAGAAACTATACATGGCAAGAGGTACAAAGTAATCTCCATATAGTATATCCAATGGAACTTGAAGACCTCAGGTCAATAGATTATCAAAAATTCGATCTAAATATCTAAAAAGAGATAAATGGCAACGGACCTATCTAACTGGAATAAAAAAACAGGAGATGAGTATGTCTACCAAAGAGTAGAAAGGCGTCCGTTCGGTGATGCTGCTAATAAATCAAATCAAGAAATTAATATTGATGGAAATAAACAAACAGGTAACTACACAGTTTCTGCAACTGGTACAAAATTAGGTGGTCTTGAAGGATTTTCATCTGGTACAGACATTCCCATTTACAGTTTTGATGCTGACCAAGATAAGGTCACTATCCTTAATGATAGTTATTTTAAAAAAATATTCCAGGGAAATAATGATAGAAATGACACTTTCAAAAAATTAAATAAACAAACAAAGATAGACATACTTTCTATTGCACAAAAAGAATCAGAAACAAAGAATGAAATCAACGACCTTAATAGATTAAGTAATCTTAAATCATACGAGTCATCATCTAATGTAGTCAATTCATCCCCCCAAACAATTACATCAGGGCCAAATTCATCTAATAATCAGAGTACATTTTCCAAAACGAATAGTGCAATTTCTGATTTTGATAGGGGATCAGATTTTAGGCTACGAACAATTGCATCAGTTAATGCAGGTGACCCAGGATTACAACCTACAGGAGCACAATACTTCAGATATCCAGAAGGTAGAATACCAAACCTTGGATATGATTACATTCAGATTACATCCTATAAGTATGTTCCTGGATTGAATCTTCCAGATCCACCCAAACCAGTTGATGCCGGTGCTGAAGCGCCAACTCCTGCTGAAGCTAGTTCTTACATAAACACAGATAGAAGAGTAACTAGATCGAGTCAGATTCTATCTCAAACACCAGAGAATATAATTCAACTTCCAATGACTGGTGGTCTTTCAGATACAACAGCTGTCAGTTGGAATTCAGATACTTTAAGTGAATTGAATATGATAGCTGGTAATATTGCATATAATAGAATAACCACCTCTGGTAATCCCGCTGGTGCTGTACTTGATGCAGCGATGGATGTGATGAAAACAGGTTCTGAACTTCTCAAAAATGAGGATGTAAAGAAACAATTGATGGCTTACTTTGCAGGACAAGCAGCATCAGCTCCCAACTTCGTTCAAAGAGCCACTGGTAAGATTATCAATAACAATATGGAATTGTTATTCAATGGTCCTACACTCAGATCTTTTAACTTCAGTTTTAAATTAAGACCAAGATCTGAAAGTGAATCAGTTCTCTGTAGAAACATCATCAAATCACTGAAGAGAGATTCAGCACCCAAGACAAGCAAAACAAATCTTTTCCTTGAAACACCAAATCTATTCCTCATCGAATACATGTATCAGGCACAACAGGGTAACACACCCTCATACACACAACACCCCTTCCTGAACAAAATTAAACCCTGTGCTCTTACATCAATCAATATCAATTATACACCTGATGGTTCATATATGACTTATGAAACTAATGGTTCTATGATTGGTTATGATTTAAACCTCACCTTCCAAGAGATTGAACCAGTCTATAGAAGTGATCAAGAGGAAGAATACACACAAGACAACATGGGATTCTAATGGCTAAAACTTACTTCAGAAACATTCCAGACTTCAATTATGTTAGTAGACTGGAAGGACAAAAGAATATCTCTGAGTACATCAGAGTAAAAAATCTCTTTAAGAGGGTAAAGGTAAGGGAAGACTTGTTCAATGAACTTTCTTATTTTACAAAATATAAGGTCATAGATGACGAAAGACCAGATCAAGTCGCTTACAAAATCTATGGGACACAAGACTATGATTGGATTGTACTTTTAAGTAATAACATTTTAAATGTTCAATCAGAGTGGCCTCTGTCCAATGAATCATTCAACAAATACATGTTTAATAAGTATGAATCAGAAGATAACTTCTCTAAAATTCATCATTATGAAACAAAAGAAATAAAAGATAGTTTTGGTAGAATTATTATTCGTGCTGGTCTAAAGGTTCCAAGTGATTATACTGTCAGTTATTATGATTCTGGATCACAAATCACAACATCGGATACCACAATATCTATAACGAATTATGAATATGAATTCGCCATTCAAGATGAAGTAAGAAATATCTATCTAATCAAACCAGAATATCTAAACTTAGTCATTCAGGATATTGATAACTTAATGCCAGTAAAACCGGGTTCTATACAGTATGTCAGTGATGACTTAGTACAGGGTGATAACATTAGATTATACACATAAAAAAAGTAATAGGCATAAAAAATTCTGGGGATTATTTTTCCCCAGAAAATGAAATCAAATATCGATTTTCAAATCAGCTGTCAGCCAACTTAGCGAAGTAGGACATGGGGTCATCATCGTCATCAGAAGACGAGGAGGGTTCCGTAGTCTTTGATGCCTGATAAGAATCCTCAAGTTTCCTCATAACTTCTTCCTCAGATACTTTCTTCTCCTCCTGAGCTGCGTAGTTATCATACTCAGTCTCTTCTTGGGGAGCTGAACGCTTCTTAGTTCCTAAGACATAGTCCATACGCTTCTTCAAGTCATCATAAGACTTGAATTGATCGGAAGCAACTAGAGCCGAGAGTGAATACTCTTTCTTCCAGATAGATTCCAGAGCATCATCATCGCCAAGGAGAGGAGACACACGGTCAAACTCAGAACTATCATAGTTCCAGTAACCAGCAACCTTCTTCAGTTTCAGTTTGAAGTTAGCACCCTGCCAGAAATCAAAGGGATTAATGGGAGTCTCATCTTCAAACTCAGGTTGCATTGCTTCCATGATCTTATCAAAGATCTTCTTACCGAACTTGTAGAGGAAGACCTTACCCTCGTTCTGAGGATTGGCTTTGTCCTGAACAACATAGATATTCGCGTAGAAGGAGAGTTTACGTTTTTGCTTACGAACAATATCCTTGTTCACATCCGTACCACTGTTCCACAGTTCACGGTTCAATTCACCGACAGGATCTTTACCACCAATGGTAGTCAAAGAGTTCTCGATGTACCAACCACCAGGACCTTGGAAGGCGTGGGAGAATAGTTTGACCCATGGGAGATCTTCTCCATCGGGTGCGGGGAGGAATCGAATGACTGCATATCCATTGCCAGTCTTATCCATCTCTGGTTTCCACAGACGTTCATCTGCTCCTCCACCAGTATTGTTTTGCTTCTCAACTTCTTTTACAAGCTTGGCTGTAAGGCTGCCAAGAGAAGACTGCTTCTTGAGATCGTTGAATCCCATCGTGTTACCTCGTATGATTGTATTTGGCTTTTGTCCCGTAGCTTAAGGGGGATTGGGTAGCCCCTGGTCTAGTGTAGGTCCTAATGGACCCAGTGTCAAGGCCCTTCTTGTATTGCTTTTTTCATTTGGTCGATGATGGCGGACATGTTTGAAAAAACATATCCCAAATCAACATCGGAAGGAAAACCAAGTTGTTTAGCAGACTTAAGAATATTTTCCTTCATCATTTTTGCTTCTAGATCATCAGACAAAGAGAGTCTCGTATAGAGAATATTCTGTTTCTTAAGCAGGTTCTCAAGCATTTCGACATGTTCTAATTTATCATCAGCATCCATTGAAGAGAAACTGAAAACCTTAGAATAGATTTCATCTTGGAGTTCTGAAATTTCTTTCATCTCTTCTTGTACGATTTCAGAATCGAAAAAACTCATTGTCCTACTATTAGTTCTTTTAAAATCTTTTTGTATTTGAAGATGTCAATCTTCAGGAAGGTGTTATATTTATCCATCCTCATGGAAAGAAATTTCCAAACAGGATCATCCAATTTCTTATCAAAAGTTTTCTTAAAACCCAAGATCCTATCAAGAATGATAAGTGTTTCTAGAGAGATGTTCTTTGCTAGATGTTCTTTGATAATCTGTGGATGACTCAACCCCTTAAATTCAAACATATCATCAAATTTCTTCCCTGTAAAGGTGGTTTCCACCTCTTCTTTAAAAACATATGATAGTGATTGAGTTCTCTTCTTCCAATCAGTATAACTCTTCTCTCCTTTCTGCATGATTTCCCCAATCCACAGTGATTGTGGGTCATCACAAGCTACAAAATTAGAGACAAAGAATTCAATTACTTCTACATCATCTTTCTGCCTACTGAGTTTCTCAAAGAAAAACCTATCTCTCCTCTTGTAGAAAGATTTTACAGTTGCACGACTCTTACCACAATACTTATGGTAGTCATACTTCTCTTTCGTGAAGTGATTCTTCAGTCCGAGATAAGACTTGTAGGCGTCAAAGGGAGTCACCTTAGGAATCATATAGGAAGTTTCGCATGTGAGGTTCTCTTCAGCAAGTTAAGTTCCATAGCCTCATACTTCAACTTCTCTTTCAGAGGTTTAGATAATAACTTGGGAACAGACTCAATGTCAACATTGTTTTCCTCACAGAAATGCACAATCGCATCGATGTACTTCATCCCACTACCACCATTGGCAATAGTCTCGATCTGTTCTGAAAACTTACGGGAACAATAAAACTTGTTCTCCATAAGTTTATTGATGTCATCAGACTTTGCCATATTCTTGTAATTTGAATTCAACAAACTCTCTAATATATTCGGAGAGAAGGTTGATGTACTTTCTCTTGTTGTATTCTTCATAGACTACTACTTCTCCATCTTCACAAGACATAATGATTACAAATTTCTTGACCACAATCCCAGTCATTTCATACAACATACATGCATATGCCGCACACTGGACAAAGTGGTGGTCAACCCACTTCTTGGGTTTTGGTTTCTTAGCTGTCTTGAAATCAATGATAGCTAACTCACCTTCATATTCAGCGATACAGTCAACACTACCAGCTACACCCAATTCGTAACTGAATAGTGATTGTTCTTGTGCATGAATGTTATCAATCTTATCCAGGGTAGGTTTAGACTGCTTGAATAACATCTCTGATAGAGGTTGAACCGAAGGTAGTTTGGAGTTCTTTAGATAATACTCAGCGAGAGTGTGCATATCTGTGCCTCTTGAAGTTGCCTGTTTGGTAACTTTGTTGGCTTCCTTTTCACCTACCTTTGCCCTCCATCCACGAAAAATCTCACGGTTGTAATGACTGATAACAGATGTGATGGATACTAACTTCTTACCATTTGGAGTGTCATAATATCTAACTCCATCAACCGTCTCCCGTGAGAGAGACGGATAATCAATTTCAATATGGTTAAAAGTCATAGACCCAGTTCATGTTTAGCAACGATGTATTCTTTGACAAGACCACTTCTACAGATGTCCTCTGGTTGGAACTCAATAGTGTCGAAGGATGGCATTTGATTGATGATTCTCATGAAATCAACAATACCATTCCTCTCATGAGTTTTTACCAAGTCAGTCTGTGTTGCGTCTCCACAGAAGTGAATCTTGCTGCTCTCACCTACCCTAGTAATGATTGAGTCAAGTTCATGAAAGTTCAGGTTCTGAAACTCGTCAATAATAAGAATAGAATTATCAAAAGTTGTACCTCTAATAAAAGATGTACTCCAGAAACTTATTGTACCCTGAGATTTGAGATTTGCATAGAGCATCTCGAACGAATTGTCATCAGGCATCTCAAACATGTATTTGACCATATTCTTATATGGAATCTGATAGATGTCAGACTTATCCTCATGATCACCAGGAAGGAAACCAATCTCTCTGGTGGGTACAAGAGACCTGACGATGTAAATCTTGTCATATGGTGTCTTCGTATCCAACACATCCATAAGAGCGTTGTAGAGGGTAATAAAGGTCTTTCCTGTACCAGCTACACCATATGCTACTAAGTTCTTATCTTCTGAGTATGATTCAAAGAACTTCTCCTGATTTTCTGTCAGTGGTTCAATTTTCTTGATGTAATCAAGGTTAATCGGTTTTTTCCTTTTCATAACTCTATTACTCATACCAAATGGAACTGGATTAGTACTACCGATACCTGACTTACTCTTTCTTGACATAAAAAATTAAACTGGTTTTACGTTTGAACCTGGCATTTTGTTGACCTTAGCGAGGACATCATTCCATCCAGGATGAGATTTTTTAAGTTTGTCGTAAACTTCTCCCACTTCTCCAAACTTAGGAGCATTTTCGGGAGTATAATACCTTGCCCAATCAGGGTTGTCATTACACCACTGGTCCCAATCGTGAACACTCATCTTCACTTCTTTAGTTTCACCAGTATCTTTATGTTTAATGGGATAAGTTGCCACTAATTCACCTCATCATGTGTGTATATTTATTACCAGTC